ACGACCTGCAGCAGGCCCTGGAGCCGTTCGTGGTCAAGGGATCGGTGTGGGTGCCGGGCTGGACCCCCGAGAAGGCCGAGGGCGACGTGGACGGCGACGAGGAGGAGGAAGACGAGGACGAGGAGGACGAAGAGGACGAAGAGGAGGCGGCATACGACGAGGAGCCGGATGAGGAGGATGAGGACGAAGACGAAGAGGATGACGAGGAGGAGGAGAAGGACGAGGACGAGGAGCCGGGTGAGGAGGAGGAGCGGCAGGCGCCGGCGCCTTACGGGGCGCGGCTGCTGGGGGCGGCGCTGGCCTGGATGCGGGGCTGCAAGCAGGCGCTGGAGGCGGGTCTGCCCCGGATGGAGAGGCCCTTCGCCGTGACCGACCTCGTGGAGTCCTTCGCGGCCGACCTCGCCGACACCGTCAGCGACCTCGAACACGCCGCCCGGCGCTACTACCCCGACCTCGACTTCACCGCCTGTCTGCCCGAGGACGCCGACCGCCCGGCGCTTCAGAAACTGCTGCGGCCCCGGATCGCGGGCCGGGAGCGCCAGCCCCAGGACGAGGCGCGGGAGGTGCTTTCCCTGCTCCAGGCAGCGGGGCGACGGCAGGATCAAATCGACCAGCGACTTTATCAACTCACGGGACGGCGGCCCTGAACCGCCGGCACCGGCAGCCGGGCCTCGGAAACCCGACCGGCCGGAACAGAGAAGGGGCAACTACCGTGGCAAAGAAGCGAGACGACGACAACCACCCCGCGGGCGGCATCAGCGCGGCCGTGCTGGAGGAGGTACGCAAGCTAACGCAGCGGCAGGAGGCCATCGAGAAGTCGCTGGTCGACCTCGGCCAGCCGGCCAGCCGCTCGGGCCACAGTCCCGAGCAGGTGCTGGCCGCGATGAACGGCAAGGGCACGGGCAGCCCGGCGGCCATCCCCAAGGGCACCGATGGCTTCTGGCTTGACGCGAACCGCTACCTGCTCGGCCGGCGGGTCCGCCAGAAGGGCGTCGGCATGGGCCCGGCCCTGAAGGTGATGGCGGACATCGCCCAGAGCCGCGGGGCCACCGCCGAGCAACTGGAGAACCAGCACGGCTTCCTCACCCCGGAGCGCTACAAGTCCGAGGGGATGAAGCAGCCGGACGGCAGCGTGCGCAAGGCGGCGCTGGCCGAGGGGTCGGGTGTGACGGGCGGCTACGTCGTGCCGCCGGCGTTCGCCAATCAGCTCCTGCGGCTCGCTATCGAGATCGCGTTTGTGCGGAACCTGTCGACCGTGCTGCCGATGACCAGCCGGACGCTCACGGTGCCGTACCTCGACGTGACGACGGTCCAGGCGGCCGGCACGACCCCGTTCCTGGGCGGCGTGCTGGCAACCTGGCAGCCCGAGGCCGCGTCGATCAACGAGAGTGAGCCGACCTTCCGGCAGATGGAGCTGACGGCCTGGGACCTCGTCTTCCACACCATCGCCTCGAACCAACTCCTGGCCGACAACGCCGTGGCGCTGGACGCCCTGCTGACGCAGATGTTCACGGAGGCCATCGCCTGGTACAGCGAGTTTGCCTTCCTGCGGGGCACGGGCGCCGGTAACTCGATGCCGCTGGGCATCCTGAACGCCCCGGCGACCCTCAGCGTGACGCGCAACACCGCCACGACCTTCAAGCTGGTCGATGCCGCGTCGATGATGTCCAAGTTGCTCGTCTCCTCGTGGGACAACGCGGTCTGGGTGATGCATCAGTCGGTGTTGCCGCAGCTGATCCAGATGGTGGACGCCGGCAATCGGGTAGTGTGGCTGAACGCCGCGCCGCCGTCGCCGAGTGGGGCCGCGGCGAACACGCTGCCGATGACGATGTTCGGCCTGCCGATCTACTGGACGGAGAAGTTGCCCCCGCTCGGCACCCGCGGCGACGTGCTGCTCGTGGACCTCAGCAAGTACCTGATCGGCGACCGCATGGACTTGCAGATCGACGTGAGCGCTCACGTTCGCTTCGTACAGAACCAGCTGGTGTGGCGGATCGTCAGCCGCATGGACGGCCGGCCCTGGCTGAACTCGTTCGTGACGTTGGCTGACGCCGTGACGCAGGTGAGTCCGTTCCTGGCCCTGAACTAACCGATTGCGGATTGCAGAATGCGGATTGCGGATTGACGCATGAACAAGGTCCTGAACAACGTGAGGCGGATAACGGCGCCCGAGCGCTCCCTCGGCGACTGGTTCCGCCGCATCTGGCGGGCGGCTGACCGCCAGGCCGACCCGGAGCCGGAGCTGTGCCGCCTGCAGAAGGACTACGGCAGCGTCCGCAAGGCGGCGCTGGGGTCCGGCTCGGGCAGCATCGGCGGCTACCTGATCCCCTCGGGGTTCGTCAAGGACGTGCTGACGGCTGCTGTCGAGGAGTCGTTCTTCCTGCGCCAGGCGGACCGGGTGCCGATGGGCTCGGCGGAAACCATTGTGCCGCACGTTGCGGTATCGGGTGGTGCGGCCGGGCAGAGCCCGTTCTTCGGCGGTGTCTCGTGGACCTGGACGCCGGACAACGCCGCCTTGACGGAGGACGAGCCGACCTTCATGGCGACGACGCTGAAGGCCGGCACGCTGATCGGCTTTGCCGTGGTGTCGAACCAGATGATGGCCGACGCCTCGGAAGGCGAACTGGCCGTCTACCTGGCCGACCTGCTGGGCCGGGCGGCGGGCTGGCAGGTGGACCTGGCGTGCTTCTCGGGTGACGGCGTCGGTAAGCCGCTCGGCGTGATCAACGCTCCGGGTCGGCTGGTCGTGTCGCGCTCCGGGGCCGGCGCCTTCACCCAGGGTGACAGCGCCGCGATGGCCGAGAAGCTGATTCCGAAGGGCTGGACGGCGCCGGGCCACGCCTGGTGGGCAATGCATCCCTCGGTGCTGCTGAAACTGCTCGCCCAGACGGCCTGGGACCCCTCCAGCACGCAGTACAACATCGGCAGTCCGGAGCGCGCTGCCGAGGCGGGTCTGCCGTTCACGCTGCTGATCCACGGCTTGCCGGTGTTCGTCACGGAGAAGTTGCCGGCGGTGGGCACCACGGGGGACGTGGTGCTCTTCATCCCGCGGCTGTATCTCCTGGGACTGCGGCAGGAGATCGAGGTCGCTATCAGCCGGGATGAGTCGACGGTTTACTTCAAGAATCAGAGCGTCATCCGTGTGAGCATTCGCGCCGACGGCCGGCCGCGGCTGAACACCAGCGTGACGCTGGCAGACGGCACGGCGACGGCGTCGGCGGTGGTGGTACTGAGCTAACCGATTGCGGATTTCAGATTGCGGATTGCGGAATGAAGAAGCGGGGTTTTTCAATCTGCAATCCGCAATCTGCAATCCACAATGGAGACCGTGGTGTTCACCGAGCGGCTGACCGAGTCGATTGGCCTGCCGGCTAACCCGGCACATGCCGCGACCCGCTCGGCCAGCTTCAACACGAACAGCGTAAATCTGCGGCAGTTTCGGCGGGCCCTGTGGATCATTGACGTGGGCACGATCAGCGCCGGCACGCTCGATGCGAAGGTGCAGGAGTCGCCCGACAGCAGCAGTTGGTTCGACCTCGTGCCGGCGGTGGCCATCACGCAGATCACGGCCGGCAGCGTGACCGTGACCGTGGAGGTGCGAAGCGACCAGTTGACCTCCGGCCGCCGCTTCGTCCGGCTGGCCCTGACGCTGGGCGGTGGCCCGAGCATGGTCATGGCCGTTATCACCCTGGCCGCCGAGCCGGATCAGCGGCCCGCGAAGCAGTTCGACGCCGGGCAGATCACCGAGCGCGTCGTTGCCTAGAGAGAGGAACTGAGAAAATGTTTACCGAGGAAATGACGGCGGCAATTGCGATTGCCGACGTTATCAACCGCACGAACAACGACAACACCAACACCAACTCCATCGGCGTGGACATGTCGCGCTTCAAGCGGGGTATGTACATCATCGTCAACACGGGCGGCACCGGTACGATCAACGGCCGCCTCCAGGCGGCGTTGAACGCCAACTTCAACGTGCTGACGAACATCACCGGCAGCAACCTGAACGCCACGAACACGAACAACGGGGTGCAGACGGTCGAGGTGCGGGCCGACCAGTTGCCGGCCGGCACGAAGTTCGTCCGCCTCCAGCTGACCGGCTCGGTGGCTGCCGTCAACGTCCAGGCCCTCGGCCTGTTCAGCGAGTCGCACTACAAGCCGGGGAGCCAGTTCAACCTGAACGCCAGCACGGTGCTGGGCCAGGTAATCACCAGTTGAGCGAGGGATCATGCCTTCACCTTGCGAACGCGCGGTCTACCTGGCCCTGCCCTGTTACGGCGGCGTGGAGCCCGGCGCATTGCCGGGGCTGCTCCTGGCTACCAGCGCCGCCCGCTGGACGCTGATGCCTTACGGGGGCTCGCTCCTGGCCTACACCTTCAACAATTTGTGGGTGGGGGCGCTGAATTCGCGCGAGGCGCAGGGCTGGACCCACTTCGCCATGCACCACAACGACATCGACGCCGAGCCGGGCTGGCTCGACACGCTCATGGACGAGCTGGACCGCACCGGGGCC